ATTCACTAAGTGATTTAAATGGCGAACTTTCTAAAGATAACAATGGATTTCTTAAAGCAGGAACAGGACCTAACGCAGGATCCGCTCTTGGAGGCGGAAGTGGCGGTGGTGGCATAAGTAATAGTAACATACAAGCATTAATCACACTTATGCGCGAACAAAACCGATTAACACAAAAGTTACTCGACAAGAATCCAGAGAGTGCATATTAAGGACAGACAATGAGTTGGAAGAAATATTTTACACCAGTACAAACAGGCGACAACCCAGGGGGAAATTATAGTCCTTTAGGCGGCGGACGCGATGGCGGCGGAATGGCAGGGCCTGCACGTACTAATTATAGTTCTTATTTGCCAGATGTGTATGTAGGCGCTCCTAATAGAGTTGAGCGTTACGGGCAATATAATACAATGGATTTAGATTCTGAAGTAAATGCCGCACTAGATATTCTTGCAGAATTTACCTCGCAAAAAAATGCACAAAATAAAACACCATTTACATTAGATTTTAAGAAAAAAGCAACTACATCTGAAACAACTATTTTACAACAATATTTGCAACAGTGGAACAAACTACAAAAGTTTGATACTCGTATGTTTAGGATTCTACGCAACGTGTTTAAATACGGCGATCAATTCTTTATTAGAGATCCTGAAACTAAAAAGTTATTTCATGTTGACAGTGCAAACGTAGCAAGAATTATTGTTAACGAAAGCGAAGGAAAAAGACCACAACAGTATGTAATTAGAGATTTTAACTTAAACTTTAGAGACATGGTTGCTACAACTCCTTTCCAAACAAACGGAAATGTTACTGGCGGCGGCGATGGCTACTTAACAGGTGGCGTTCGTGGTATGGTAGGAAGTGTACCTAAACAAAGCGGTAGTAGATTCCAAGACAACGAAGGTGAAGTTTCTATTGATGCAGACAATGTTGTGCATTTAAGTTTAAGCGAAGGGTTAGACAACAACTTTCCTTTTGGTAACAGTTTATTAGAAACAATTTTTAAAGTATACAAGCAAAAAGAATTACTTGAAGATGCAATCATCATTTATCGAGTTCAACGAGCGCCAGAGCGCAGAGTATTCTACGTTGATGTGGGCAACATGCCATCACACCTTGCTATGCAATTTGTTGAGCGTGTTAAAACGGAAATTCATCAGAGACGAATCCCATCGGCAACAGGTGGAGGCACAAATGTTATAGACAGTTCATACAATCCTCTGTCAATCAACGAAGATTACTTTTTCCCACAAACTGCTGAAGGTAGAGGTTCTAAAGTTGAAACACTACCAGGCGGAACTAACTTAGGCGAGATTGATGACCTTAGATACTTTACTAATAAGTTAGTACGTGGATTACGTATCCCTTCAAGTTATTTGCCAACTGGAGCAGATGATTCAGCGGCTCAATATAATGACGGTCGTGTAGGCACAGCGTATATTCAAGAATTAAGATTTAATACATATTGTGAAAGACTGCAAGGGTTATTAATTGAAGATTTAAATCAAGAGTTTAAACGGTACTTACTTGAAAAGGGTGTAAACATTGATACTGCAATGTTTGATATTAGATTTCAACCACCACAGAACTTTGCAAGTTATAGACAAGCAGAAATTGACAATGCACGTATTCCAACATTCACACAAATGAGTGCAATACCGTATGTTTCAAATCGTTTTGCTATGAAACGTTACTTAGGATTATCAGAAGAAGAACTTGCAGAGAACGAACGTTTGTGGCGTGAAGAGAATGATGAGAATATACAACCACTGCCAACAGATGCAGGTGGCGAACTTAGAGGTGCAGGTGTTAGCGGAGCAGGCATCGAAGCAGATATAGATGGCATGGAAGAAGAAGTGCCAGGTGAAGAAGCACCAATTGATGGAGGTGCTGATACAGCACCAGATACAGCAACAAGTGGAGAAGGTGTACCTCAAGACGGCGCAACTGACGTAACGGTATAAATAACAGTATGATACTTAGAGAACTTTTTTACTTTGACAAAGAAACACTTGAGCCTGTAGAGGACAAGAGTTATTCTGCTAGAGATGACCAATCACCAGTAGACCTTAATTCGACACGTAAAACTCGACTCACACTTCGCCAGATTAATCGTGCAAGATTAGCCGCAGACGTACATAAAGAAGAGCAAGAGAAAGACTTGCATTTTGTAAGACAAATGTATGGCATTGCGACAAACGCAGAGGCCGGCGGAGTATGATAATTGAGCATAGCCTTTGTATTAGGTAACGGCACTAGCCGGTCCTCTATACCTTTAACCCCACTAAGAAAATTTGGAACTATATATGCTTGTAATGCAGTATATAGAGAATTCAAACCTGACTACTTGGTTGCAGTTGATACAAAAATGGTCAACGAAATTGTACAACATAGATATCACTTAGAAGGTCAAGTTTGGACAAATTATAATAAATCATATGAACGTTACACTGGACTTAATTACTTTGAGCCAAGCAAAGGATGGAGTAGCGGTCCAACAGCATTGGACCTTGCAAGCAGTCATGGACATAAAACAATATACATATTAGGATTTGACTATCAAGGAATAGGTCCCGAATACAAACGTGTAAACAATTTATATAGTAGTTCGCCTAATTATAAACGCGAACACGATACAGCAACTTATTATGGCAATTGGTTACGCCAAACAACTACTGTTTTTCAGAAAAATAACGAAAAGAGATATATAAGAGTAATAGTAAATGATAAAGGATTTATTCCAGAACCATTTGCAAACTTTGCTAACATTTCACATGTTACAATGGAGGATTTTGCAAAATCTTTCAATTTTGGCCTTGTAAAATAAAAAAGGCCCATTTTTAGCCTATATCTACGTACTTTTCTGTATAAATAGTAAATACTAATGACAGCCTTACCGTAAGGTAATTTAATTTTAACAGGAGACGAAAATGGCAGATCTTAACAAATTCGAGAGTATGCTCGAAAAACTAGTTAACGAAGATCGCGCTGGAGCAGAAGAAATGTTCCACGAGATTGTAGTTGAAAAATCAAGAGAAATTTATGAAAATCTTTTAGAGAACGATCTAGAAGATGACAAAGATGACGATGACAAAGAAGTTGACGAGTCAAGTGATGACGAAGAAACTAAAGAGTCAGACGAAGACTTAGACGAAGCAACTGACGAAGAAGTTGAAGAGTCGAGCGATGATGAAGAAACCAATGAAGGTTTTGACATGAACGAATTCGAAGTTGAACCAATGCCTGAGGCAGATCCAGCAGATGATATGATGGCTGACTTAGAAATGGGTGACGGTGAAGAAGGTGAAGACGATGCTCCAGAGGGCGACGAAGACCTAGAAGACCGTATGGTAGACTTAGAAAAAGAATTAGACGACTTACGTCAACAATTCAATGACGAAATGGGTGCAAGCGACGACGAAGGTGACGACGAAGAAGCAGGCGACATGGATGACATGGAAGATGATGACGAAGGTGATGATGACGATTCGGAAGAAGAGTCATTTGATCTTGGCGTAGAAGAAGCAACTGATAAAGAAGTTGATGAAACAGACAAATCAGAAGCAGAAACAATGCGTGAGTATGTTGAAAAAGTAACTGCAACAATGGGCGATAACGGTGCAAACACCAAATCTCCACATGCAGGTGCAAACAACATGGGCGGAACTTCAAGTAACTTAGTTGCAGGTGGTGAAGCAGACTCAAAAGGTACAACAGGTGGCTTAGCGGCAAACTCAAGTAAAGAAGATAACATGGGTAACATCAACGTACCAGGTGGTAAAGCATCGAAAAGCATGAAATCACAGCCAAAAGGCCACGGCACTGAAAAGAAAGGTGCAGGCGAAACTGCTGACAATAAAAAATCTACTATTGGCAGTTAATTTAGGAGTTAGATGATGTTTATACTAAACGAGACACTGACATTCGACCAAGCAAAGATGGTTGTCGAGTCAACTGAAAACTCAACTGGAGGCAAGGATCTTTATTTAAAAGGTATTTGTATCCAAGGTGGAGTACGCAATGCAAATGAGCGTGTTTATCCTGTAAATGAGATTGGAAGGGCTGTCAAAACTCTCAATGACCAAATTGGAACTGGTTACTCAGTTCTCGGTGAAGTAGATCATCCCGAAGGCCTAAACATTAACCTAGATCGTGTTTCACATATGATAACAGATATGTGGATGGAAGACAACAACGGTTATGGCAAAATGAAAATTTTACCGACCCCGATGGGACAACTAGTTAAAACAATGCTTGAGAGCGGAGTTAAATTAGGTGTTTCATCGCGTGGTTCGGGTGAAGTAACAGAGTCCGGCGATGTGTCGGGCTTCGAAATAATCACTGTGGACGTTGTGGCTCAGCCTAGCGCCCCTGGTGCATATCCGACACCCATTTATGAACACTTAATGAATGCACGTGGCGGAATGAAGGCATATGAACTAGCACAGGCAACAAAACATGACGATAAGGCACAAAAGTATCTTAAGGAATCGCTAATTAACATAATTAGCAAACTCCAGTGAAACTAGGAGAAAAAGTATGATAGATGCACTGAAAACACTCTTTGAAAACGATGTTGTTACTCAAGAAGTCAGAGCACAAATTGAAGAGGCTTGGGAAGGCAAGATTCGCGAAAACAAACAGGCGGCAACGGCTGAATTGCGCGAAGAGTTTGCTCAAAAGTACGAACATGACAAAGCAACAATGGTGGAAGCCATTGATACAATGCTTAATGATCGTCTTGCTGAGGAAATTGCCGAGTTTGCAGAAGATCGCAAACATCTAGCAGAAGCCAAAGCAAAGTATGCTGTTAAGTTGAAAGAAAATGGAGACTTAATGAAAGCGTTTGTAATGGACCAGTTAGGAAAAGAAGTCACTGAATTGCACGAAGACCAAAAGAAAATGGCAATTAATTTTGCCAAAATGGAGGAATTTGTTGTAGAGGCTCTATCTAAAGAAATCGCAGAGTTCTTTGAAGATAAGAAAGACCTAGCCGAAACAAAAGTACGATTAGTACGTGAGGCTAAAGTACACTTCAATAAAGTGAAAACACAATTTATTGAAAAGAGTGCAAAATTAGTATCCGAAACAGTAAGTAAAGGCCTTAATAAGGAAATTACTTCACTTAAAGAAGATATTAATATTGCAAGAGAAAACGACTTCGGTCGTAAGTTGTTTGAATCATTCGCAAGCGAGTATGCTACTAGTTACTTGAATGAGAATAGTGAAACATCAAAACTTCTTAAAATTGTAAATCTTAAAGATAAGCAAATAGTAGAAGCAAAAGCACAAGCGGTTAAGGCTGTTGAAATAGCGAAAGCAAAAACAACAGAGATTAAAAAGATTAACGAAACCGCAGAGCGTAATAAAGTAATTAGCGGATTGATCGAGCCATTAAGCAAAGGTCAACGTGAAATTATGACAGACTTACTGGAATCTGTTCAAACGTCTAAATTAGATAAGTCGTTTAACAAGTACCTATCGGCAGTTATTGACGGTAATGCTCCAGCGAAGAAGAAGGCAAAATTAGTAGAAGGCAAAGAAGTAACAGGCAATAGAACAACTAACGTTAGTAGTAAAGCAGACGAGAATGTCGTTGACATTAGACGTCTTGCTGGATTAAATTGATAGGAGATAATTATGTCAGAACTACTTGAAAGTCGCTGGCAGGAAACGAAAACTGCATTGCTAGAAGGTCTAGGCGGAACTAAGAAATCCGTTATGGCAACAACACTGGAAAATACACGCAAGTATTTGTCAGAAACAGCAACCGCAGGAACAACTTCCGCCGGTAATGTCGCAACTCTTAACAGAGTTATTTTACCAGTAATTCGTCGTGTAATGCCAACGGTAATTGCAAACGAACTAGTTGGCGTACAGCCAATGACTGGTCCAGTGGGTCAAATCCACACTTTACGTGTTCGTTATTCAGACACGTTTAACGCAGGTGCATCAGGCGCAACTGCAGGTGAAGAAGCACTATCACCATTTAAGATTGCTGAGTCTTACTCAGGTAACACCAACGGTAAAGCAGATGCTACAGCCGCTAAAGAAGGTGTGCCAGGGAATAAACTAAGTATCCAGATCCTAAAACAGACTGTTGAAGCGAAAACTCGTAAGTTGAGTGCTCGTTGGACGTTTGAAGCGGCTCAGGATGCTCAGTCACAGCATGGTATCGATGTAGAAGCAGAAATTATGGCGGCTTTGGCCCAAGAAATTACTGCTGAGATCGACCAGGAAGTATTGGCTTCATTGCGTACACTAAGTGGTACAGCAGTTGAGACATACGACCAATCAGCAGTAAGTGGTACAGCAACTTTTGTTGGAGACGAACACGCCGCATTGGCAGTTCAGATCAACAGAGCGGCTAACCTAATCGCTCAGCGTACAAGACGTGGTGCGGGTAACTTTGCAGTGGTAAGTCCATTTGCATTAACAGTACTTCAATCAGCAACAACTTCAGCGTTCGCAAGAACAACTGAAGGTACGTTCGAAGCACCAACAAACACTAAGTTTGTAGGTACATTGAACAATGCTATGAAAGTATATGTTGATACATATGCAGGCGACGGCACAGCAGTACTAGTAGGATACAAAGGTACATCTGAATCAGATGCTCCAGCGTTCTACTGCCCATACATCCCGTTGATGTCAAGTGGCGTTGTAATGGACCCAGATACATTTGAACCAGTAGTGTCATTTATGACACGTTACGGTTATGTTGAATTGTCTAACACAGCATCTTCACTTGGTAACGCAGGTGACTACTTAGCGAATGTAGCGATTACAAACGCAAGTGTAAACTTTAGTTAATAACTTAACTGATATTAAGGATAGGCGCTACGGCGCCTATTTTTATGACTAAATATTTTGGTAAAATTTCTTATTGACTAATCTCATATAATTGTATATAATGTATATATAAATTGATATGAGGTATATGATGAAAAAGTTACTACTTGGATTAACATTTGCAATATTAACTGCAACTTCAGTGCAAGCACAACAATGGGTGTCTAGTTGTGGTAGTAGTAGTTGGTCTAAAGAATTTTTCAAATCAAATTACACTTTTACAGTACGTAAAGGTGAAATAGGCGGTTGTAAAGATGATAGTAAAAAACATTTTTCAGGACAGTGGGATTTTTCAGAACGACAAGAAGTTTGGTCTAAACCCGCTTGGAGAGCAAACAAAAATGAATTTGGTAAATGGGAATGGAGTGCAACTGTTAATATTGATCGTGCTTGTAGACCTGCTTTGAGAAGTACAATAGTACAAGTTCATGGTGGTCACAACACTGCTACTAAGCCAGATGGTCCTCCTAGTTTTCTTGCAGTAAATTATGCTAACAAATTTAGAGGAGCATACGGCCCATTTAATAAAAACGGAAAATCATCTTGGCACCTAGGTCCAGGAGATATCGAAATTCCTAAACAACCATTTCACGTTCGTATGCAAACCGAATGGATTAAAGAAGATTATATAAAAACTGACTACTGGATTGATGGTAAGTTTCTTGGTAGTGAAAAAGTAGATGCTAAAGGCTTTACAAAATTATTTATTAAGTTTGGTGTATATCGTGTAAACAGTAATTGTAATATTACACAAGCATATAAAAATGTTTCACTTAAAAAAATAAAATAAAAGGTTAACATCTTCTATAATGATGTTATACGGCGCTACGGCGCCTATTTTTATGACTTTTATTTCTTTAATGTTATTAGATGATAAATACTTATGTCGTAAATCGTGCCACACACTTGTGGACTTATGCAGAACTGACCCACTGCGTATTACATAGAACGTAACTTAGGAGAAACAAATGGGTAGACCATTAAATAAAAGATTATTTGGAGCCGCTGGTGTTGGACCAACAGCCGCTGGCGCTGAAATTAAAGTAAACTTTCACAACGGTACAGCCGTTAAAGAAGGTTATATTGTAAAGCAAAAAGCAACTAAGAAATTTGTATGCGAAGAAATTGGTACAGGTGGATTATTTACTTGCACACTAACAACTGGTAAATTACCAGCGGCATTAGCGGCAGGTGAAATGTCAATCATGGTATTAGGCAACGATGCAGAAACTTACAATGTAGCAAAAATTAGTGCTAAACGTGTAACACTTGCTAATCCAAGTGCGACTGGTGACAACGTATTAGGCGGGTTATCACAAGCATGGCAAGCAGGTGCCGCGGCTTCAGCAGGCGTAGTACGCATGGAAGAAGCAGGCGATAACAATACACTAGTTGGTACTGATGATGACGACTTTACAGAAGACGCATAAGGACTAGCATGGGTAGGCCAGTAAATAAAAAGAACTTTGGAGCAACCGGCGTTGACACTACACCGACAATTCCTATTCGATTTCATGATGGATCGAATTTAATTGAAGGTAAAATAGTAAGTCAACGCGGCAACGGTAAGTTCCTTTGTTCAAATGATGCTGGTAGTATTACAAGGATCTGCCGTTTGGTGAATGAGATTTCACCGAACGCAGAGTTCGAAGCATCTTTAATTGGAATTGCTCCTGGTAGTAGCCCAAAGATTATAAAGAAAATACATAATAGAACCGTAGCAGATTTTGACGGTAATCGTTATAAATGGGAATGTCAAGATGATTCGACAGAATCTTTAATGATATTAACTGCGATCTAACAATGGAAACAACGTAAATGGCAAGTGTAGTAAGTATACCAAATGATGATTATATTATTAAAGTAACCCCAGGCGGAACAATTACTTTAGACACAGGCGCTGTACAAGGTAACGTTGTTTTTACAGGTAACTTAACTGTAGGTGGATCACAAACAGTAGTTAACTCAACTAACTTAGATGTACAAGATAATATTATTACAGTTAACTACGGTGAAACAGGCGCAGGCATTACTCTAGGTAAAGCAGGTTTAGCAATCGATCGTGGTACAGAAACTGATGCATTCCTTTCTTTTGATGAAAGTTTTTCGTGGACTGATCCAGTAACTGATACAACTGTTAGTGGTGGATTTGTTTTTACAAATCTTGCTAACACATTAGTAGGTATTAGGACAGTAAGCATTAACAGTAATGGCGGCGACTTATATCTAATTAATAGCGGAAGCGGAGTTCTTAGTGTAACAGGTACCAACAATTATGAAGGTAATGTTACTGATGATGACCATATTCCAAATAAGAAATATGTAGACGATGAAATTGTTGATGCATTAACTAGTACTTTCCAAAGACGTATTGAAGAAGGTACAACTAGTAAGTCATTTGTTGAAGTAAGAGATCGCGAAGTAACAGGTGTACAAAGTGTTGTAAACTTTGACTTAGATACAGTAAATGTTGGTAAGATATTTGCTGATAGGTTTGAAATACAAGATATTAAAGTTTCAAACAATGTGATTGAAACAACAACGTCAGATCAAGACTTAGTTTTATCAGCACCAGGCACTGGTGGTGTTAAGGTGTTAGATAATATGACGCTTACATCAACTCCTGCTATTGATGATTCATTAACAGACCCAGCAGGTCCAGCAGACGGATTAAAATTGTATGTTAAAACTCCTGAAACAGGTGGTACAGGATTATTTTTCAAACATTCTAATACTACTGCTGGAGAATTAATAAGTAGAAAGAATGCTCTATTATTGAGCATGTTATTTTAAGGAAAGAAATATGGCCATAGCATCCACAGCAATAGCAAGTACAGACACAAACTTACTACTTGTCCCAGCAGGAAAATCATATGCTGTTTTGACAATTATGGTTTGTAATACAGACGCACCGAATCCAGTCCATAGCGAACACGGATTAACAAACTTTGATTTACACTTTGTAGCAAGCGGAGACGCAAAAAGCAATACTAATATGGTAATTAGATCATTACTACTACCTGCAGGAGAAACATTTACTTTTGATAGTGAAAAAATTGTTTTAGAAGCAGGTGATAAAATTGTAGCATTAGGTGAATCACCTACTAATTTAAGTGCAACAGTAAGTTACTTAGAGGTATAACATGAGATTAATGAAAGCACAAAGTACTAACTTACGCAGTATTGCAGGTACTGGTATGAAGTATGACATCAACGGCATTAATAGAATGGGTGGCGAAACCGGAATAGTAGTTCCATTAGGAGATACTGCCGCAAGACCAACATTCCCAGAAGCCGGTATGATGAGATATAATACAGATGTTGATGCTTTCGAAATATACGCAGATGGCGCTTGGGGCGAAGTACGTAAAAAAGAACCAGGCAATATTGTACAACAAAATTTAGGAAACGGTGATGCTAGTGAAACAGTATTTGGACCACTAGTTAATGGAGATATTAATTTTCCAACACCGGCAGCGGCAAGAAATATTTTAGTGTTTATTGAAAATGTGTTTCAAATTGCTACTACAAATTATACGATAGTCCAAAACCCAGCAGGAAAAGCGGCTGGTTGGTATGTATCTTTTGGGTCGGCACCAGACACAGGCAAGCCAATAACAGTATTGCATAATTTTGATAAATAATTGTAGGAGACATAAAGCATGGCATCGTTAAAATCACTACTAGGTAGCAGAAATTTTACCTCGACGGAACAAAATCTTGAAAAAGGTACAATAACTTCATATATGAATGGAACTATGTACAGTAAAATGTGCAACGGATTCTGTTATGTAGCGCCGGGAGCAGGTACAGTAACTATTGATAGTTGGGGTGCAGGCGGCAGTGGTGCAAGAATGTGTTGTTGCGGCGGTGGACTTCCAGGCAACTCAGGTGCTTATACAAGAAAACAAATTAGTATGTCTAGCGGACAGAGAGTTTGCGGATGTTTAGGTAAGTCATGTGGTAACGCAAGTTCATTATGTTTTAGAGGTTGTTCAGAACCTACTATGTGGTGCTGGTTTTCATCAGCAACAAACGGTTGTGTATGTACACAAGGCGGACGTGGCGGAACAACATGGTGTTCAACAGGATCAAGTTTATATTGTTGCTTTAGAGCAAATGGATTTTGTACAACAAACAGAGGTCCAAACTGTGGACTAGTGTGTAACTGTTGTAACGGTTCGTTCCATGCAAATAGTTACGGCGGCGATATTAATTGCTGTAGTAGATTATCATGTGCGAGTTATTTAGGTTGTTATCCAGCATGTACATGTATGCATTATTATCACGTTGCTACACCAGCAGGAGTGCTTGGTAAAGACGGCGCAAATATAACTTATGCTATTGAAAATGATAATCCTTACTCACGTTGGTCAGGACAAGGCATACACCAATTTAGTAATGCATTAAATGCGGCAAGTAAATCACCATCAAGAGGTGTTTATCACGGCTCGTGTTGGATGGGTAACAGATCATGTCAGTGTTACGAACATATTGGTTGTGGACACTTTGTACCTTACGGAACAGGCGGCCCAGCGGCAATTCCATGTCCGGGTGTTAGAGATCACGGTTGGCGTGGTGGAGACGGTGCTGTACGTATTAAATACGTCGAAGGCTAAATCAAAAAACATTACGATAAATACTGTGTCAGGAGAAATTAAGTGGCACAAGTAGGTAGAATATCCGGTCCGTTATTAACGGCAAATCTTGAACGTCAGGGTAAGAACCTTGACTTTCGTGATCAACAAGCAAGTACCCCTTTATTAAAACTTAATGTTACGTCTAATAAAATAGGTGTAAACACAACTTCACCGGCTTTTGATCTTGACATTAATAATTCTATACGTAGTAATTTTCTTACTACAACAAGTTTAAATGCAGGCAACTTTACAATATCCAATAATGATATAAATGCATTAACAGGATCAGTTAATTTTAAAAATGATGTAGTTGCATCAGGAATAGCAACACAACAATTATTATTACGTGACAACACTATTAGTTCTTATGTAACTAATGCTGATGTAAATCTTTTGCCTAACGGAACCGGCACTATTGAATTACAAGCAAATGCAAATGTAACTGGAAATATAAATGCAACTGGTAACATTACGCTTGATGGAAATTTAATATTTGGTAACGATTCTTCAGACAGTGTAACAATAAATGCTGACGTAACCAGTAATATTGTTCCTGATGTAGCCAATACATACAATTTAGGTTCAGTATTAAAAGGCTGGGATGCAATTGACTTTGGTACTATGGAAGTACAAACAGTACTTGGTAATAGCATATCTCTTGAAAATGGATTAATAGATATAACAACCCGCCAGGGTAATATATTTTATGTAGATAAAAATGGTAATGACTCAAACGTAGGAGATCATCCTAATGGTGCATTCCTTACTATTAAACATGCACTATCGTTTGCAGATGCAAGTATTCAAGGCCCGGTAGTTATACAAATAGCATCGGGAGAATACGAAGAAGTATTTCCTTTAACTATACCAGTTAACGTAACTATATCTGGTGATGATATGCGTAACACTATAGTTAAACCTACAGTAGCAACCCAAACATCTAACGCATTTCAATTAAACGGTGAAACAACTATTGAAAATCTTACTATTAAAGATTTTTATACTCCGGGATATGCATTTAGTTTTGAACCGAATGCAACTATTACATCACGTAGTCCTTATATTAAAGATGTAACGGTTATTACAAAAGGTAGTGTAACTAGTGCAAGTGATCCAAGAGGTTTTGATCAAGGTGATGCTGGCATGGGCGCACTAGTTGATGGGTCAGTTGTTAGTTCTTCTAGTCAAGAAGCAAGTATGTTATTTCATGCTGTAACTTTTATTACTCCAGGAAGCGATGCTCTTAAAGCAACCGATGGTGCTAGAGTTGAATGGTTAAACTCATTTACATATTTTGCTAATAGAGGTATACAGTTAATACGAGGTAGTACTGGTCATTTAAGTACAGACGGATCAACAATTAATTACGA